CTTGGTATAGATGGCTATGAAATTGGTGATCGTATAATCATTCATCATATGAATCCAATTACTGCTGAACAAATAGAAGAATCTGCTTCTGAGATATTTGATCCAGAGTATCTTATTTGCGTTTCTAGACGTACGCATGATGCTATTCATTATGGTGATAAAGATTTACTTCCACAGCTTCCAATAGATCGTTCTCCTAGTGATATGTGCCCTTGGAGGTGACGATATGACAACTGCTATCGAAGAATCTACAGTTTTTGCATGCCCATTTGAAGATTTATGTGAAGAAGTATATTCTGAACCACAAATGAAAGAATTTCGTAAGCAATGTACTTTTGAAACTTGCAAAAAGTGCGACCATTATTGGGGCTTTTTTCAAGGTTATTGTGAAGCAATAGAATGATATTAGGAGGACCACTTTATGAATCGGTATTTAATCCATCATGGCATTCGTGGTCAGAAATGGGGCGAACGCCGATTTCAGAATGAAGATGGAAGCCTTACTCCTGAAGGCAAAATAAGATATGCTGGCGATTCATTAAAACGACAGCAAACTTTATTTGTATCTGGATCTTCTAAAACTCAAGATAAAACATCGGAGTATTATCGGAAAAAGCTTCCTAAAGAGATTCGAAAAGAATTGAAAAAAAGTATAAAACAAAAAGATAAAATCGTTGTTGGCGATGCTCCTGGTATTGACCGACAAGTACAAGATTTTTTGAAGAAGCATAAATACAAAGATGTTGAGATTTATGGACCTGGCAAGAAAGTTCGATATTCAGCAAATAAGAATTGGAAAACGCATCCTATAGATGATCCAAAGCATGAGCCTTTTTCGAAAGAATGGCTAGCGAAGAAAGACAAAGTAATGACCAGAGTAGCTGATAAAGGTCTTGCAGTGATCCTAGATGAAGGAGCTACTGCTACTAGAAATAATGTTCAGCGCCTTATTGATCAGAATAAGCAGGTTAAAGTATATAGCCTGAATCGATATGAAAAAGACAATTGGGTTGGCTAGGAGGAATTGATATGGACGAAAGCATTCTTATAACTATTAAGAAAATGCTAGGGCTTGATGATGAGTATCAGCCTTTTGATGCAGATGTGATCGTTCTGATCAATTCTGCTTTAATGACGTTAACACAGCTAGGAGTTGGTCCTAAGAATGGCTATGCCATTACTGATTACAATTCGAAATGGTCAGATTTCCTGGTAAATGATATAAAACTTGAAGCTGTAAAAAACTATGTGTATCTAAAAGTTAGAGTAACATTTGACCCGCCGACTAGCAGTTCTGTTTTAGAAGCATATAAACAGCAATTAAATGAACTAGAATGGCGTTTAAATGTTCAGGCTGAATCTGTAGAGAATTTCAATTTTGTGAAAGAAACTATTTAATTAAAAGGAGGAATTACTATGTTGACAAAGATCGTGGTAAGTCTGATCGTAATTACCGGGATTATTATGATAGTCGATTCGATTATGTTCGATGAAATTCCTCCCGATAGTGTTAAATAATGCTGTCAAATACAGCAACTCCGTATTATTACGGTTTATTTAGAGACAAGGTTATTCGAGGAGAACTTCCAGTTTGCAAAGAAATAGAGATGGAAATGAATCGAATCGATGCCTTGATTAGAAATCCCGGTGTCTACTATGATCCAGATGGGATCAATGGTTGGGTAGAATTTTGTGAAAATGAATTAACGCTAACCGATGGATCTGATCTCTTTTTATTAGATACATTTAAGCTTTGGGGAGAAGAGATCTTCGGTTGGTATTATTTTGTAGATAGAAGTGTTCCGGTTCCAAATGCTAGTGGTTCCGGAGTGCATTACGAAACTCGTCGAATTAAGAAACGTTTGACAAATAAACAATTTCTTATAATTCCAAGAAATGCTGCCAAGTCAATGTATGCGAGTAACATACAAAGTTATTTTTTGACGGTTGATACGTCAACAACTCATCAGATTACAACTGCGCCTACTATGAAGCAGGCTGATGAGGTTATGAGCCCGATTAGGACAGCAATAGCCAGATCACGAGGACCTTTATTTAAGTTCTTAACCGATGGAAGTCTTCAAAATACAACCGGTAGTAAAGCTAATCGCCAAAAATTAGCATCTACCAAAAAAGGTATTGAAAACTTGCTTACTAATTCTCTTCTTGAGATTCGTCCTATGACTGTTGATAAACTTCAGGGTCTTCGTTGTAAAATCGCAACCGTGGATGAATGGTTAAGTGGTGATGTTCGCGAGGATGTTATTGGTGCCATTGAGCAAGGTGCCAGTAAGAATGAAGATTATTTGATTGTTGCCACAAGTTCCGAAGGCACTGTTCGAAATGGTAGCGGCGATACTATAAAGATGGAACTCATGAGCATTCTTCGTGGCGAATATTATAACCCGCATGTATCGATTTGGTACTATAAGCTTGATGATATTAAAGAAGTTGCTGATCCAGATATGTGGATTAAAGCGAATCCTA